AAACGTCTGAAACGCCCTGTGGATCTGTTCCAATGCGACTCGTTACGTAATAATTTCCTTTCGGAAATATGATGTCGCCGCCGTTCGACTTAGCCCAAGTAATTGCTGCATTAAGCGCCGCCGTATCATCCGTCACGCCATCGCCTACAGCGCCGAAATCCTTGACGCTGACCGATTCCTGCAACTTACTCGCTGTTGTGCGCGCAACGGACCCGGTGCCGCCCTGAACGTAATTGGAGCCGAGCTGACTGAGGTTATATGAGGCTGTCATGGGGTGTCCTTAGGTCGCGGTGACGATATTCGTCCAGCCCGTCGTTCCGTTCGTGTTGATGTAGGCGCGTGTGCTGGTGCTGGATCCGTCCGTGCGGAGATACAAGCTGCCCTGCGCCGCCGACATTGTGGGGGCGCCAGAACCAAAGAACACGCCGAGGTTTGCGGTACTCGATGCGTTTATACCGACTGCCGTGCTGCCGCCTGCTGGCACTGCCGTACCTGGCGCAACGGTCACAACGCCAGTTGAGCCGAGGTTCAACCGATTCGTGCTGTTCGTGCTGAACACCATCGGTGCAGCGCCGACCGAATTCAGCTGGCAGCTATAGTTTGACGCTTGGTAAATCTGGAATCCGTTGGTATCGGCATTGCCATACATCACAAAGCCAGAGTTCACGCCAGCCGCGCCGTTGATGACGTTCAAATTGCTGGGACTTGTCCCTACCGTCAAAGTTGCTGCGCCGGTCGCGGCAGGAATCGTTAAGGAAAAATTCGCGCTTGAATAACTCAGCGTGCTGCCGTTTAGCGTGCCGCTGTTGTTGTACTGAATCTGGCCGTTGACGCCACCCGCCAATGAAGTACCCACAGGCACAGACGTCGTATAGCGATACAGCACCGTCTGGCCGACCGATAGGCCGGTAAGGAACGTGAGCGTCGTAGGCGCTGTCCAGTTGTAGTCAGTCCCTGGCACCATCGTTGAACCGTCAACCGAGATGGTTAGGTTTGCGCTTGATCCCGGCGATGCGGGCAGGGTGAACACGGTCTGTCCAGCCGTGGCCGTGAACGTGCCGACAAACGCCTGACCGTAGGACGCTAAGGCCGCAAAGTTGTACGCGGTGACTGTGTAATCGCCACCGTTGCGGACCACCGGTATCAGGTCAGTATTCTGGGCCGCGCCGCCCGCAGGAAATTGGCTAATCTTAGGCACGATTACTCCATCAGGATCGGGTCGCCAACCGAATCAGCAGGCATCTGCATCTGTATTGCGTAGCCTTGTTCGGTGAGAATGTCGAGAACGCCTTGGGTGTAGAACCCTGTGGTGCCTCGGTCGGTGCTGTCAAACCCTCGCCCGTTACTCCAAACGTAAACCCGATGGTCGGGTGCGCTGAACTCGCTGCCCCAAGCTCGACGGCACATTTCGTTCCAGCTGAACGACCGGCTGGTGACCGGTAAGCCAAGACTGGCCGGGACTGTTGACTTCGCCATCAGTACGTTCCTTCAAGTCCAGACAGGTGCCGCGTGACCGCCTCACGCGCTCGTAGTTCTTGCAGCTCACCGGCCATGCGCCGGATCTGGCCCGCTTCAACCGTGGTCACGTGGCCGCGCCCGTCCGCAAGCGCGTCAACTTTACGCAACAATGCGCGGATCTGGTTGTCGGTCAGGTCCAATCTCATAGAAGCTCGGGTTCCAATATATTGCTATCAATGTATTCAGGCGGTCTTGGGTCAAGGTCATAGATGCGCGATACCGCGTCGATCAAGTCCTTGAGGCCCGCGAACGGATAATAACCTACCTGCATTTTGAACCTTTCGGCGAGGTTGTACAATTGCCCGTTCTCGTCCCGCTGGATGATTGGCTTGGCAATCCGGTAGTCGTACCCGGACGCGATCATGCGCTTCTGCTGGTCCGTGAGGTCCGGCTCGCCATCAGCCGGTTCGTAGGGTAGGTGGAAGTTGTGGCCCCGGATGTCGGGCAATAGGCGCTGCACGCGGTCATCCTTGGACCCCGGCCCCTCGCTCGGCCATTCCAGCTCCTCGATGTCGAGACCTTGGACGTTTTCCACCCGGATGCGCTCTTGGAAGTAATCCATGTCCGCGATGGCGCCATACCGCTCATAGCCCACCTTGACGCCGATCACGCCTGGTGCAGACCGCCATTTGGCCCAAAGGTTACGCATCCCGGTCCAACGCTCGAGCAGGTCCATTTTGTGATCGTAGCCGTCGAGCAGGTACTTGTTACCCTGGAAGTCAATGCCGACCACGGCCATGGCGGTATTGGCGCTGCCCTTCTTCTTAGACCGCGCCGGGTCGATCATGATGTAAACCATTAGCGACTCGGGCCGTGCCTGATAGACCTGTAGGTCGTCCGGGTCAAACCAGCGCTGGCTGCCCGCCAACGGATTCTGAAGCATCTGGGTCGCAATGGTGGACTCTAGCTGAGTCTTGACGCGTCGGTCCCACTCGGACTGATTGAACAGGACCGGTCGCCCGTCCTTGGTGCCGTCGTGGGTTGCTGGGTAGACGCGCTGTTTGACGGCCCCGGTGCTCATGATGTGCTGATACGTATCGGCAAAGCTGTACCGCGTGCCGATGTGCCAGACCTTGCCGCCCAAGCTGCCCAGGTTGTCGGACATGGACCACGCTTCGGTCGTCTTTTGGATCTGCTCGGGTGTGCTGACGGACTCCAAGGTCACGACGTCATCGTAAACCCTTAACTTGAAGTGTCGGGACGTCGGCTGGCCGTCGACGAGGCCGTGCGCCTCAACCGTGGCTTCCTTACTGTTTGACTTACGCTTGACGATGATGCCGCCATCGAGCGACCACGCGGGCGACTCGGCTGACGGATTGGCGTACAGAATCTCGGGGAACAGGGCCTGTAGCAGCCTGTTGTTCTCCAACTCGCGCTTGATCTGGGCCAAGAACGCCTTGGCAATCGGCTTGGTGTGGCTAAATATGCCGACCGTAATTTCGGGTTCGGTCAGGATCGTCTGAATGATCCCGGCAAACGTGATGATGGTGGACTTGTAATGCTCACGCGCCCATAGGTCCAAGTGACCATCAGGCGCTGCCTCAACTTCCCGGCATCGAGCGTACAGCCACGGGTGCCAGGCATCCGTGCGGCCCATGAGCTTGACGAGCAGGTAATACCGGTCAGCCGTGGCCAACCACCGCATGGCCGACTTATCGCGGCCGCGGTCGTCTAACGCGTCCCACGCCGGCAATACGTCATTGAACGGTAGTGCGAGGATCTTCGAACGCAGACCGTCCAACGAGTGCGCGGTTGAGTCTCTGTTCGAGTGATCCGGCATCTAAAATCTCCATCTTGTAAATATCAAGACGTTCGATAACTTGTTTTTCCGTCCATCCAGCTTGCGCTTTTAACCAAAATATCGCTGCGGATGTGTTGCCATCCATTGCTTGCTTAAACAACGACTTCGCAACCTGGGCGTTTGCTTTTGCTTTTCCCGTATCTAGCTCAGATCGGTAATATTTCAAAAGCGTTTTTATGCTTATGCCAATGATCTTGCACAGATCGTGATGAGGAACGCCGACCGCAGCATACGCTTCAACTTCGGCGCGGCTCCGATCGTCTGGCTTGTGCGATTTATTGGCCATGCCGCTCTCCCGCTATTTCGTCAAATGTCCGGCCTTCGCTTTCCAACGTCGCTTGCTTGCCGGTGAAATCCTGCCAGCGTTGCACAATCACGTCGCAATACTTCGGATCAAGTTCCATCAGTCGAGCAGTCTTGCCCGTCTTTTCGCAAGCAATCATCGTCGACCCAGAACCGCCGAAAGCGTCGAAAACGACGTTTCGCTTTGGGTGGTCTTTCAATGCCATAACGATCAGTTCGACCGGCTTCATCGTCGGATGCACGGTGTTCTGCTGGCGTTTCAGTTGCCAAACATCGCCGCGAACGGTTCTATTCCCGCCGAACGGGCCGTGATAAAAAATTATTTCATGCTGCTTGAAATAAAGGTCAAGGTGTTGAGCCGGATTTACCTTGTCCCACACGATCATCGCTTTCGCGGGACACCCGATGTCCGTCATCGCTTGCTTAAACAGATGCGCGTATTGCCACGAACAGCAAACATAGAGCACGTCGCACGGGACAATTGACTGTCGAAGGAAATCCAGAAATTCATCGTCCGACATCTTGTCGTTTTTGATCTTTTCGTGATTACCTGAAAGTCCTTGATAGTCGATGTTATAGGGCGGATCTGTAAAAACCATGTCCGGTTTTTCACCGGCCAGAAGTTTTTCAACCGCGTCGATGCTGGTTGAATCGCCGCACATAAGCCGGTGCTTACCCAGCACCCAAACGTCGCCAAGCGCCGTAACCGCATCGACCAACGGTTCAGGCATTTCGTCCGGGTCGGTCAGACCTTCTTCAAGCGGGTCGGCCAATAACTTTGCCAGTTCTTCGTCGGTAAAGCCGACGATGGACAGGTCGAACTCGTCGTCCTTCAGCGTGTCAAGTTCCAGCCGCAGAAGGTTTTCATCCCAGCCCGCGTTCGTGGCGATCTGGTTGTCCGCGATAACCAACGCCCGCTTCTGAGCCTCGGACAGCCCCTGAAGCTCAATGGCCGGCAGTTCTGTTAAACCTTCCCGTTTCGCGGCCTCTACGCGCCCGTGACCGGCTATTACCAACCCACTTTCATCAATCAACAACGGGTTGGTAAACCCAAACTCGCGAATGGACCGCCTGATTTGCTTGATTTGATCCGCCGAATGCGTCCGGGGATTGTTTTCCCACGGCTTCAGCGAATCAATGTCGACCCTTTTATAGGCGTGTACATTCACGACTCCCCCCCTTCATCATCGTCTTCTCCCTCTACCATGTAATCCATAAACAGGACCGGAACAGTCTCGTCATCGTCCTCGCATGGGTCGCCCCACACCCAGTCGATTACGAGCGTGTCTTGTTCTTGGATGGCTTTTCGTATTTGACCGGACCCTTCATGGTCGGAGTTTCGTGGTTGTGGCCCTTACCGTGGGCCGCCTTCTTGGCCTGGCCCGGCTTGAACTTGTATGCGCTGTCGGCTGACATCAGGTGTCTCCGTGATAGTTTGAGATAGCGTTGTAGGCGCTCAGAGCGCCATAAGGTGATTTTGTACGACGCGTGTACAGTTCCAATCTGTGCGGCAGGTCTTTGTTGTGCCGGTGCAGGATGGTTGCGTCTAGGTCGTAATCGCCAGTGATAACAGGCGTATTGCGCCACCCTTCCGGGCAGCACTGGTGAACTGGGTATGAGCCTTTAGGGGCTTTCATTCTGTGACCTTACGATGGCAGTGGTGTTGAATCCCGGTAGATGGCGGCATTGGTGGATCTTTGGACCTTGAAATGTCGTCTCATCGCCCGGGAGTTTCTTCCACCCTATCTTACGATAAAACAAAGGTAAAGCGGAATGATCGTACCCCTTAAACAAGATGTCGGGCCGAATGTGCATCAAAAGGCCGCCATCGTCCCCCTCAAACGGGATGATGGCAAACGACGCCTCACGCAACTCTGTCAGCACCTGGTGGATCTTAGACGCCCGCATCCACCACGGGTCTTTTGGCCGATCCTTGCCTTTTTTGGCAGTGCAATACCGGTCACTATTGACCGCCACGATCAAATGGTCACAGTTTTCCGCACATTCGGTTAGCATCGACACGTGGCCGTCGTGCAACAAATCAAAACACCCGTTGACGAATCCGACCGTGGCTTTTCTCATTTCACAAACACCAGTTGGAACAGGTCGTCTATGGTGCAGGTGGCGGTCCCGGGCAGGCCGACCACGTGCCCAGCCGCCAAATTGGCAAGCAACGCGGCATCCTCCAGACCGGCCCCTGCTGCCATTGCAGCGGCCAATACGGCCACGACCGTATCACCGGCCCCGGTAACGTCGAATACCGCCTTAGCGGTCGCCTCAATGTGTTTACGCCTGCCATTTTCCAGCAGCGTCATCCCGTTTGCGCCTTCTTTGAACAAAACGGTGTCAAAAAGGTCAATTTCGCAATTCCGGGCTTCCTTCTCGTTCGGGCAGATAACCGAACAACCTACATACTTACCCCACCCCTCGCCCTTCGGGTCCACGATGACGGGTATTTCCAGCTCTCGGCATTGCTTCAGAACGGACGCGCAAAGTTCTGGGGTCAGTGCCCCTTTTGCGTAGTCGCTCAGGATCACCGCATCAAATCCCGCGCAGCTGGGCATCGTGGGGGGCGTTTTCTTCAA